TTATATATACTATTTAGTAGTAATGTCATACAAAGGTCGATACATAGCAAAGAATCCCAAAAAATATAAAGGTGATCCCCAAAGGATCACTTATCGTTCTCTATGGGAACGCAAATTTATGGTGTATTGCGATACTAACAAATCTGTTATTGAATGGGGCAGTGAAGAAATCATCATACCCTATTTATCTCCTTGGGATGGAAGGATTCACAGATATTTTCCAGATTTTTATATCAAGATAAATCAGCATAATGGTTCTATTAAAAAGTTCCTCATAGAAGTAAAGCCCAAGAAGCAATGCTCTCCACCACCAGCACAACCAAAGAGAAAAACCAGACGATGGTTCAATGAAGTCAAGACATGGGGCATCAATGAAGCCAAGTGGAAATATGCAACAGAATGGTGTAACAATAACAATATGGAATTTAAGATTTTAACAGAAGATCATCTTAACATTACATATAAATAGTCACATGGCAGTATCAAAGTTTATACAAGCAGTTAAAGATGAGGCTAGAGGGCGACCACGTTCTACTCAATGGTATAGAGACAAAATCAAAGAGTTTGGTGCGCCTGGAGCTCAGGACTTACTTAGGGACGGTAAAAGAAATAATAGACCCTTTTATGGTAAGTTGAACATGTTCTTCTATGATCCTAAGTTCAAGAAGAAGCTTCCTTACTACGATACGTTTCCTCTAGTGCTTCCATTAGAGACATATAATGATGGATTTCTTGGTCTGAATTTACATTATCTTCCAATTCCATTGCGTGTTAAACTTCTTGATAGGTTAGTGGATTATACCAATTCAGAAGATTTTACAGCAACAACAACAAGAATGGTAGTGGATTATAATAAACTAAAAAGCATTAGAATAATTCGTCCTACTATACATAAATATTTAGCAGGACATACTAAGTCTCAGTTTCGTAGAATTGATGCAGATGAATGGACGATTGCGACACTACTACCTGTACAGAGATTTAAGAAAGCTTCTTCATCAGAAGTATGGAAAGAGTCTAGGAGTATGATTTAATGGCTTTAGCTAGATTTTTAGAAGGCACTGCTTTCGGTGTTCTTAATGATATTTTATCTTCATTTCATTCAGAAGATGGCGGTTATGCAGTACCAAACCGATTTGAAGTTATAATTACACGCCCAGGCGGTAGTGCTACTGAATCAAGAAAAGTTTCTATGAGATGTGAATCTATAAACCTTCCCGGCCGTAATCTAAATTCTACTACAGATTCAAATATCTATGGACCAACAAGAGAAATTGTTGATGGTGTAACTTATGCAGACGATATTAACATGACTTTTCAGGCAAGTTCTGGATTAGAGGAAAGAGTATTTTTTGAGGAATGGCAAGCATTAGCCTTTGATGAAAGAAGTTGGAATGTTGGTTATTATAATGATTATATAAGCACAGTTGATATCTATGTGTTAGATAGACAAGACCAAAGACGATTTGGCCTCAAACTTCATGAAGCATTTCCTAAAACAATTGGTGCAACAGATTTAAGTCAAAGTGCAAACAATGAACTTATAAAACTTGCAGTAACTTTTAGTTTTAGATATTGGACTACCTTGGATGTAGAAAGACAACGACCAAGTTTAAGCGAGAAAATTTTTGATACTATAGCAACTGGTGTGGAAAGGCAAATTTCGTCAAATTTACCTAAAATTTTAACTAGATTATAATAAAGGATGAATAATTATGGCACTACCTAAACTTAATACTTTAACCTATGAATTGGAATTACCTTCTTCAGGCGAGAAACTAAAATATAGGCCCTTTCTTGTGAAGGAACAAAAAGCTCTGATGATTGCTCAAGAATCAGAAGATAATAAATTGATTGAAAATACATTTGCTCAAATTATTAACGATTGTGTTTTTGATGATGTTGATCCTTATTCAATGCCCATGTTTGACATTGAATATCTTTTTTTAAGAATACGAGGAAAATCTGTTGGAGAAAAGGTTAAATTAAATGTGTTATGTCCTGATGATGAAAAGACCCGTGTAGATGTTGAGATTAATTTAGAAGAAGTCGATGTTCAAATGTCAGAAGAGCATACTAATATTGTTGATATAACAAAAGATATTAAGCTAATAATGAGATATCCATGTTTAAAAGATATGTCAGGCTTTGATGACACAGGAGAAGTATCATCTATATTTGATATGATTAAACGATGTATTCATGAAGTTCATGATGGTGATGCTGTTCATAATAGAGTTGACATTTCAGAAAAAGAATTGGATGAATTTATCGATAGCATGTCAACAGAAAATTTTGAGGAAGTGAGTAATTTTTTTGAAACCATGCCAAAATTATTTCATGAAGTTGAGGTGAAAAATCCAAAGACAAAGAAGAAAAATAAAATTCCGATTGAGGGCCTGCAAAGTTTTTTCGTATAGCCCTTTCTCATGATTCTGTGGAAAACTATTATAGAACTAATTTTGCACTAATGCAACATCATAATTATAGTTTAGATGAATTAGAAAATATGGTTCCGTGGGAAAGGGAAATATATATTGGTTTGCTAATGAACTTTTTGAAAGAAGAACAAAAAAGAAGAGAAGAAGAACAAAGACGGAGTTAATAAAATGGCTGAAGATACAGTTAAAGTAACAGAAACAACGAAGGAATATGAACTTCTAAAAACTGATCTCGTTCCTAGTGCGGGGGAAGACGAACCCACATGGGCAAATAGAATAGCAGGGCACTTGGATAGGTTCAGACTGATTCCTAGACTAATCATGATAGCATACATCTATGCATTTTATTCGGCAACAACTTGGTTTATGGCATTACCCGATCCTACCAATGCACAAGCAGCATTCATTTCCACTATTGTAGGTGCGGGTGCGGCATTCTTTGGTTTGTATGTTGGTAAGCCAGGCACATCATTGCCTAAAGGTAAAAAATAGGATATTTCAATGGCAGAAGATTTCAGTGCAGTAACAAAACAATTGATTGAAGATCGAAAGCTCCGCCAAGCCGAGCTTGAGGTGCAAAAAAATCTCCTAGAGAAAATGGGCAAGGAGCTTGAATCAGCGGGTATGAAGGCTGAAGATAATGCTGAATATAATAAGAAATCATTAGAACTTGACAAGCAACAACTCAAATTTCGCCTAAAGGGTGCTGATAGTCCTTCTGCCAGAAAAGAAATAAAATCAGAACAAGCAGCTGCAGCAAAGAAAAATCAAAATCTTCTTGGAAAAATTGCTAGTGGTGTAACCGGCATGTTTGGAAAAATGGGAGAAAAGGTGAAGGGTGCTGGAAAAGGTATTTGGGCAATATTGAAAGGCACTCTGGTTGCTGGTTTAATGATTGCTCTTTTAGCATTTTTGGAAAGTGATACTTGGAAAAGTATGAAAGAAACCATTGTTACTAAATTGATTCCTAAATTGAAAACATTTTATAAAGATACTTTAAAACCATTTGTAACGGGAATATTAGATTTTATCAAAGACCCATCTTGGGAAAATTTCAAAAAAATATTTGATGTTAAAGACCCTATGGGTTTGGTTATGGGTCTTGCAGGCCTCACTGCTTTACTTGCGCCTGGAGTACTATTTTTAGGTTTAAAACTAGGTATAAAAGCATTTGGCAAATCACTAAGCCTTCTTGGTTCAGGCTTGTCAGCCATGATCCCGGGCGGCGGCGGGGCCGCCGCCATGCCTCTTGGGAAAGATGGGAAACCGCTGAAGGGTGCAGCACTTAAATCTAAATTAGCTAAACAGGCCAAAATGAAACCACCAAAGGCAAGCTTAAAAGGTGCAGGCGTTCTTGCAAAGGTAGGACTAAAAGGTATAGTTAGAGGTGCAGCAACTGCCGCAAAATTTGTGCCTGGCCTGGGACTTGCAGTTACAGGTATAATGGGCCTTTTCGACGGCATAACTGCTGGAATGAGAGAAGCAAAAAAAGAAAGTTCAACAAAATTAACTATAATGAAAGCAGCAACAGCTGGTGTAATATCTGGTTTAACTTTTGGACTAGTTGAACAAAAAACAATCGAAAATGCCCTTAGTGGTATGGGCGACAATTTAGTGAAATTTACAAATTGGATTTATACGCCAGGCGAAGGAAGTCCTGGCGGCACAACTTCAGCTAAATTGTTTGGCGTATCATTGGGTTTTCCTGATATTGGATCAATGCTTAAAGCAGGTTGGGATAAACTTGGCAACTTTTTTACGGGCATTGCAGATTGGGTTTATACAAAAGGCACCGATGAAAAATCAGCTAAATTATTTGGTTTTGAGTTAAAATTTCCTAGTATTGA